GGCAAGGAGTAAACAATGGGTTTCTTTGGACAGACTGGTTCCTTCGCGCAGGGCGATTACGCCGCCGCGGAACCGGGAACCTACAAGTGCATCCTGGTGGACGTCGATCTGGTGGAACGCCCCAGCTTCGAGGATGCGGCCGTGATGGAGAAGAACTACCGGTGGCGCTTCGAGACCGTCGAGGTAGGAGACGAGCAGGGCAAGCCGTTCCGGTTCTCCCAGTTCACCAAGACCTCCTACGGCTACGACATGGCCAAGCTAACCAAGCTGCTGGACGGGATGCTCGGCCGGAGGCTTACCCAAGATGAGTTCTCCCGGCTCGACCTCGAAGACCTTAAATCCCGCCATTGGTCGGTTGCCGTCGATCTGGTCCACACCTCCCGTGGCAAGGAGATCAACACCATCCTCGGCGTCAAGCCGTGGCAGACCAAGGTCCAGCCCGTCAAGAAGCTGGCCAAGACTCCGGTCGTGGCCATGGCGGTCGAAGACGAGATCACGGATCCGTTCGAGGACTGAACAAACCGGGCCGGTCTCCCCAACCGAGGGAGGCCGGTCCTTTCGCATGAAGGGATGAACCAATGAAGAAGCAACGCATGGAAAAACTCGGGAACGCGCTGGTGGTGGTGCTGGCGCTCTCCTTCGTGGCCGCCTACGCGGTCGACATGGCAAACCGAACCGAGCATCGGCTCCAGTCTCGAGCGATCAGGAGCGCCAAGTGAGCGACCACTACCGCAAGACCACCATTCAGCCGATCGAGGTGATCGCCGACTGGGATCTCGACTTCGCGCTCGGAAACGCGATCAAATACATCGGCCGGTACCGCGAGAAGGGCGGACTCGAGGATCTGATCAAGGCTTCCTGGTACCTCGCATACAAGATCACCGGCTCGATCGCATCCGCGGATGCCAACCGGGCGTTGTTCGAGATGCTGGAGGGGCAGAAGAAATGACCTGGGAAGAAGCGATGGAGGACTTTCGCGACCAGTCCAGGATCGCCAGCCGCTCGCTCGGATACGGTTACAAGGCCGTCCTGAACCAGGACGAGGATCTGGTGATCGTTCGCTGCGATCTCGGCGGGATCGGGAACGGCAAGATCGACCTCGACGAAGAGCTGGGAGTGGTGAGTGAATCCGAGTTCGGTTCTGAACTCGAGACATCGACAACCGACTGGGAGGTGTTGTGATGACTCCGTGTACTTTGTGGGTGAAGAATATTAATCCATTTTCAATTCGGATTGGAGAAGGGCAAGTCGGCGTAGTAATCCCGAGAACAGTTTGCCTGGTCGATGAACAAGGACAATCCGGAGATTACATTCAAGTAATTCCCGACTACTTTGTTTTCGAAGGAGGAGCCTGGAAAAACGAAAGCCCGAATCCATTCAGCGCTTCGGTTCACGTGCGGGAAGTTTACGCAATAACCGATAAAGAAGCTTCGGAAAATCACGAAAAATGAGAGGCTCCGAAGCTTTCCGCGCCATGCTCGGCGGACTTAAGGTTCGCCGGAACGTATGGCCCCAGGGCTGCACCTGGAGCGCCAATCTCGAGGACTGCGAAGTCAAGCCGGTGATCACGGGACCACCGGCTTGGGTTCGTCGATGCTATGACGACGAACGCTGGACCGCCAACCAATGGCGTTACTACGACTGGGAGGTGGCCGAATGATTACCGCAGGAGCAGCGCTCTTCCACATGAACTTCGGGCGCAAGGTTCGCTGCAAACGATGGACCGAGGGATGCTGGGTCACCGCTCACTACGACCCAGACATCGCCATCTGGGTGATCCAGGGACACGGCTCCCCGATCTTCTGCCGGGATGTGGCCGATGATCCGGCGTTCGTCCTGCGCGACCTTCTCGGCTCCTACCAATGGGAGGTTGACCTTGCCGCGGCATCCTAACTCCGACAAGGGCCGATCACCTCTCCAGTTCACCAGCCGCCCGTGCAAGGACTGCAAGGAGATCTGCCCGTTCGAGCAGTTCTGCGCTCCCTCTACCAGGGCGGCTCGAGGCTTCGTCCTTCGGGCCAGGTGCAAACCATGCGACCGCAAGTACCAGCGAAACTGGAAAGCCGCCCGTCGCCAGATCGAGGAGAAGCGCCTCGCCGATAACGAGAAGCGCCGAGGCTACCCGCAAAAAAAGAACGGAGCCTATATCTCGCTCTGGCAATGGGTCAAGTACCGCATGAAACGCTGGGAGGCTCTTGGAGCCTATCCCTGCGTGGTGTTCCTGATCCCAACCAATGCCCACACACCCCATGCCAAGCCGGAGCTGAACCGACGGTGGGTCGGACTCACCTGGACGTTCAGAGAGGACAAAGTCGGTATCACGCCGCCAGCCCGCGGGATACCGTTCCTGCGGCTTTCCCGCCGCTTGGCGGTAAAACACCCAACCTGCCCCGATGGCTGGGATGTCGCGGTCCGAATCGTCCAGAACCGGCTCCGGCTCATGTTCCCGCCGGAAGAGGGAGAATGAATCATGCCACGACCAAGTAAGTACAACCAAGACCGGCACAACCGAATCGTCGAGGCTCTGCGGGGTGGAAACACCCGCAGGGCTTCGGCATGGGCCGGAGGGATCGACCAGGATACCTTCATCCAATGGCTCCGCCGATATCCCGATTTCGCGGACGCCGTAAAGGCCGCCGAGGCCGACGCCGAGCTGGCGATGGTGGAGCGGGTCCGCACCGCGGCCAACGACCAATGGCAAGCCGCCGCCTGGTGGCTCGAGCGAAAGATGAAGCGCGACTGGAGCAACCGTCAGGAGATCACGGGAGAGGACGGAGCGCCGGTCCGGATCGCGGTACGCTTCGCGGATGACGAGAAAGACGAACCGGCCGAGTGACCGAGCAACCGGACGACATCGACGATTACTCGAACCGGATGCTCGAGCTTCTCAAGGAGGCTCGGGGCCACGGGGTGGTGGCCTACTGCATCCTCTACACTACCGATCCGATCTCCCAGACCAGCTCGACCAGGTACATCCGCACGGCCGACCATATCCTCGCCATGGGGATGCTCCAGATCGCCAGCCTGTACCTGCAGGACGAGTACCTGGAAGGAGACGACGAGACACTCGAAGGGACTGAACAATGAACGCATGGCTGCTTGCCGGGACAATCGCCACCGGCATCCTCTTCGGCATCGCTCTGGTAGGCTGGCTGATCGAGCTGGTGGCTCAGGCCCAGAAGCTCCTCGATGGCCGAGATTGAACTGATCCTGCCCCGGCCACACCCGGGGCAGAGGACCATCCTGCGGGAAGCCCGCCGGATGAATGTGGTCAGCTGCGGGAGACGCTTCGGGAAGACCACCATGGGAGCCATCCTGATGGCCCGCCCGCTCCTCGAGCAGGACCGGCCATGCGGGTGGTTCGCTCCGACCTACCGGCTCCTCGAGGAAGCCTACAACGACCAGAGGCGGATCTTCCAGCCCATCATCCGGCGGGCCGTGGTCTCACCGTACCCGAGGATCGAGCTGATCAACGGCGCGGCCATCGACTACTGGACGCTCGGCGAACCTGCCACGGTGGCACGCGGGCGAAAGTACGCTTGGGTCGGAGTGGACGAAGCCGCGATGGCCCCGTACCTCGAGGAGGCATGGACCCAAGCCATCCGGCCCACCCTCACCGACTACCGAGGCTCGGCCTTCTTCTTGTCCACTCCGAAGGGCGGGAACTACTTCAAGACGCTCTTCGATTTGGCCGGAGAGGATCCGGAATGGATGCGGTGGCAGATGCCGACCACCGCCAATCCGTACATTCACCCAGACGAGATCTCCGCAGCAGAGCGGTCTCTGCCGTCGATCGCATTCCGCCAGGAATACCTCGCGGAGTTCGTGGATGCCGATGGCGCTCGGGTCAAGCGGGAATGGCTCCGGACCGCTCCGCCTCCGGATGGTCTGGCGCGGTACCTCGGGGTGGACCTCGCGATCTCCTCGAAGGAGGGCGCGGACTGGACCTCCGCGGTGGTGATCGGCCGAGACGACTCCGGCACGGTTCACGTTCTGGACGCGGCGCGGATGCGAGGACCGTTCGACCAGGTGCTACGCTTCGTCCAGGATATGGCCGCGAAGCACCGGCCGGTCTCGATCGGGATCGAGCAGGTCCAGTACCAAGCCGCGGTAATCCAGGAACTGCTCCGGACGACCAAGCTCCCGGTCCGAGGGATCCGGCCGGACAAGGACAAGGTCACCCGCTTCGGGCCGCTGGAGGCCCGCTACGAGCAAGGCCTGGTGAGCCATGCTCCGGACCTGCCCGCGTGGTTCGCGGACGAGATCCTGAGCTTCCCGGTGGGTAAGCACGACGACTCGGTGGACGCGCTGGGCTACGCTTGGACCGTGCTGGACTCCAAGCGCAGCTTCGCCGCGGTGTAGGAGGGACAGATGAAGGAAGCAATGCACCAGCGGTGCCAGGGATGCGGAGAAGAGCTTTACCCGGTCGAGGACTGGACCGCGGAGATGGAGAGGCCGCCGGACGAGCGCAGGTGGTTCTGCGATGCCGGATGCCGTTCCCGGTGGTTTGAGGATACCTTCGGGTGGAAGCCGGAGGTCGAGCGGGTGCGGACCATTCGGGGCGTGGCTCGGCCTAGGTGCGGTTGCGGTGAGCTGATGGTCCGGTACTCCGGCGGCGGGCGCTGGCGGTGCAAGGTGTGCGGCTCGACGCTGCGAAAAAATAGTTCAGGGAATACTACGGTTTCCTTGCGCTCTCGGTGAACGTGTAGTATTGTCCTTTTGTCGCCACTTGCGACGAAGGGACAATCTCATGAACACAACGACCACCATTCTCGACGACGCGCAGAACGCGCAAGCTCCGCTTCACGTTCAGATCGCGCAGATGTGCGATGCTCATGGCCTTGACTTCATGGTCACCGGTTGCGATGATTCGAGCGCCAGCCTCTGGACAATCTCAGCCAACGGCTGGGGAATCATCTGCAAGGAGCTGTGGCGCGAAGAAGCCTACTGGATGCTGAAGGGATTCCTTCTCGCCAATCCCAACGTCTACGTCTCTCGCAAGACCATGCGGACGCTCGAGAATGCTACTTATATCGAGATCCTTGTGGACAATGATTCGTTTCGCGACATCACGATCGAAGAGGCCGCTGATGCAGTCAAGCGTGGTTACGAGATCAAGCAGCGAGAAGACATCCTCTGGGATCCCTTGAGCGAATGCTGGGTGCCGACTGGCGATTACTTTGTCGAACTGCGACCAGCAAAATAATAGGCAAGGCCCCGGGAAACCGGGGCCGTTTTCATTCAAGGAGCAATAATGCCAGGAACCAGACTAAACATCGAGCGCCCGTCCTGCCCGTCCTGCGGGTCTCCGATGGGACGGGCGGGAGCCACCATGTGGAAGTGCCGGTGCGGGAAGACCAAGCGGGAGCCGTCCACAAGGCCTCCAGGACGACCTAAGAAGCCGAAGGCGGTACAATAGGACGTTCTCCTTTCAAGCGCACCTCCAGCCCACCTCCACCATTTTGTTGACGCCAGCAAAATGGTCGAGGTGGGTTTTTTCTTCATGGGATAATCGAGGCATGGGTATCTTCGACCGGATCCTCGGCAAGGCCGTTGCGAATCCCCGCGAACCGCTCCCGCTTCCCCTGGGACAATCGCGGGACGTTTACCTCACCGGGTACGGCTCGGGCCAGCTGGTCTCGATGCTCCGGCGAGTGCTTCCCGGTTCGCATCGGGACTGGGG